AAATGTAAAACTTCTATTGCAAGAATGCATTGTTCTTCTAGTACATGTTTAAGACGTAAGCATGGTATTGGATCAAATGAAGCTTTACCTGAGGTAGGTAAACTTTTAAAAGTAAATTCTTATCCAGAACCTTATTGGATTCTACCTATTCAAGGTAAATCAATTAGATTGAGTACAAAACAATTATACCAACAGCAGTTGTTGGGAGAACAATTATTAAATTACGATATTGTTTGGAGAGCTTTGAAACCAAGTAAAAGAGATCCAGATCCTTACAGAGATTGGTTGGATGAGTTAATACAAAATAAACAAGACATGGAAGGATTCGATGCAGGAGAAGAACAACAAGATGTATTTAATTCTAGAATGACAAAATTCATTGAAGATGTAGAAGATACTACCGAATTTGATCAAATAGATTCTGGTAATATATGGAAAGATGAAGTTGAAATGAGATTTAAGCTAGAGACGTTTAGATCTTTTATGAAAAAAATGGGTTATAATTGGAATGAAAAAGAATGCACTAGATTCTTAGAACAAGGTAAAGCACTTCCTAAAGCTAAGTTTAAAGGAATTCAAACTCGACATTGGGTTGTGACTCTACCAAAACAAATGGAACACAAAAATAAAGATGTCAAATTTACTAAAGCAAAAGCTGCGTGGGAAGACAATTAAAATATTTGGCCCACCTGGTACAGGTAAAACAGAAAACCTACTCAAAAGAGTTAAGAGGTACCTTGAGAAAGGTTACTCTCCAGACGAGATTTGTTATGTATCATTTACTAACAAAGCTGTGGACGAATGTGTTGCAAGGGTTAGACAAAAGTTTAAAGGTTATGACGAAGATGCTTTCTCATATTTTAGAACATTACATTCTTTGGCCAGACAACAGTTTGCTGAAATTCCCGTATTAGATCCAAAGGCAGACCTGCTGATGTTTCATACACAATATGGCACTGTCAAGGTAGGGTACAAAGACACTTGGGATGATCAAAAAGTATATAATAATTGGTCGCTTCAGATATATGACAGGGCAAGAAACATGAAAGTAGATCCTGTGTGGCTGTACAAACAACAACCAAGAAAGTCCGTTAGGCTACAACAGTTTAAATCAATCATTGCGGGTTACGAAGAATTTAAAACAATGGAGATGGAGAACGGACACCGGGCACCGGACAGGTTAGACTTTACAGATATGGTGCAGAAGTTCATTGATGATGGCCTTGTGGTACCTTTTAAAGTTCTAATGGTAGATGAAGCTCAAGATTTAACACCTTTACAGTGGGACATGGTAGTTAAAATGGCTGAAGCAGTAGAGCGAGTTTACATTGCAGGGGACGATGACCAAGCTATATATGAATGGAATGGTGCAGATGTTGACCTATTTCAAAACTTTCCAGGCAAGACTTTGGTGTTAAAAAAGTCAGTTAGATTAAACAAAAACATACATTTCTTTTCCAAATGTTTACTAAATAGCATGGGTAATAAAAGAATACAGAAAGAATTTCACTCTAATGGTAAGGAAGGCCATGTCTATAGGTGGGGTGGTCTTAAGAAAGTACCTTGGGATATGGACGGAAGTTGGATGGTGTTAGCTAGAATTAATGATGTAAAAAGAGAACTCCAACAGGAGGCAAGGAACCTTGGTTTATACTATCAGGATCAGAAGAATAATAAATCATTTGATCCTAACCAGTTTTCTGCGATTAATTATTGGGAAAAAATTTGTGAGGGTGGAAGCATCAGTAGAGAAGAAGCTGTAACTATGTATGAGTATTTGTTAAACATAGACCACGGATACCGGTCAGCGGAAAGTAAAAAGTGGAGTTTTGCACATCCAAATCAAGTCTTTACATTTGATGAATTACATTTAAGGTGTGGTATGCGTGATGAAAAAGGTCTATGGAATCAAGTATTTAAAAGAAAATTTAAAGATAAAGATAAACAATATTTTAAAAAACTTATGAACGAAGGTGTAGATTTATCACAACCACCTAAAATTATTATAGATACCATACACCAAGTAAAAGGTGGTGAAGCAGATAATGTTGTCCTGGCGAGTAAATGTAACTTCCCATCACACTTCGATAAAAAGAATCTAGCAGACAAAGTAAAAGAACTTAGGGTTTGGTACACAGGTGCAACTAGGTCTAAAAGCACACTCCATCTGTTGGGTACCTATCACCAATATAATTTTCCATTAGGAAAGTATTATAAACAATATGAGGCTAATTATGTCAGATAAAGATATGTTTGATGAAGCATTTCCACAAGACAAACAAATTGGGGGATCTCACTACCAACAGTTTCTTATCCAACCCTGGACATTCATAAGAAAAAATGGTTTGAACCCTTTTCAAGCAAATGTAATAAAATATGTTTGTAGATATTTAACCAAAGGAAAGACAATAGAAGATTTAGAAAAAATAAAACATTATTGCGATTTAGAAATAGAACATTTAAAAGATGTTAAAAAACATAAGTGATGATTCACAAATTTAATATACCAGATAATATTTATAATGAACTTATGGAAGATATAAAAAATTCAAATAAAAAATATAATAAAAATTTAGTAGGTAATATAAAACAGGAATTTGACTTATCTGACTACAGAGATAAGTATGAAAAATTTATTATAACCAAGGCAGTAGAAAATAAAAATTTAATTGATACTATAAATGAAATTGATATTTTATTTCCTAATGATCAACCATTTACATTAGGAAAACTTTGGGTAAATTTTCAAAGTAAATATGAATTCAATCCAATACACAACCATAGTGGAGTTTTTAGTTTTATTTTATTTTTGAAAATACCTTTTTTAATTCAAGATGAATTGAAACAAGGACCAGGGGAAGAGGCAAATGAAAACCTAGCTGGATATTTACAATTTTTAAAAATAGACCAAAACACCAAAGGTAGTATTATAAGTGAAAAACTTGCTGTAGATAAAACTTGGGAAAAAAAGGGGTTGATTTTTAGGTCTTATTTAAATCATTGCGTTAATCCTTTTTATTCAAGTGATGATTACAGAATAACAGTATCAGGAAATATTTACTTTAAAAATTAAATGGGAAAGAAAAAAAGTAAATTAATTATGTGTGAGCGTTGTGATGAAGTAGTTGCAGTAATTGTTCATGAATATAATTATTACTGTGCCGAATGTGCTTTATTTGAATTACACATACCCTATAAAAAAGCAATGTCTATTGAAGATGCAAATTTGAGTAGGAAGAAACAGTAATGTTATTTGAAAAAAAGAATAAAAAAATTTATTTTGTTCACATACCTAGAACCGGTGGACGATTTGTACACAATTTATTCGAACACAATAATTTTTTAGTAAATTTATCTAATGACTTTCCTTACAAAAACTATGAATTTATGCACCTTCACCATGAATTACTTTGTAATTTTAACTTTTATAAAAATAACAAAAAATTTACAATTGTAAGAAACCCTTTAGATAGATTTATGAGTTTTGCAAAATTTGATATGTATAGAAATAATAAAGGGCACACATTTAGATTGAAAACTAAAGAAGATGTTCTTGATTATATAGAACTTTGTAGTAAAGCTCACTTTAGATATAGTAATTGGTTGAGACCTCAATCAGAATTTGTAAGTAAAGATTGTAAAATTTGGAAATTTGAAGATGGCTTAAAAGATAATTTTTTACAATTTTTAAAAATTAATTTTGATATAAAATTAGATTATGTTGAATCTTTATGGGAAGAAGTAAACATTCTTCATGAAGATTTAAAAAATATTGATCCAATTAAAAAAGCTGTAGAATTAATTTATAATAAGGACTATAAGAACTTTTATTAAATGACACATCAGCTTAATTTTATTTATAATGATAGTGATTGGATAGCTCCAGCAGAGTATCCAGACTTATCAAAAGCAACAGAGATTGCAATTGACTTAGAAACTAAAGATCCAAACATAAAAACTAAAGGACCAGGATGGGCAACGTTTGACGGACACATCGTAGGGTTTGCAGTTGCTGCACTTGGGCAACAGTGGTACTTCCCAATTGCTCATGATGCTGGTGGGAACATGGATCTGTCGATTACCTGCGCATGGATGCAAGATATTTTAAAAACTGATGCTACAAAAATATTTCACAATGCAAGTTATGATGTTGGTTGGTTATTAGTTAATGGATTTGAGATAAGAGGTAAGATAGTTGATACCATGATTGCTGCCGCGATCATCAATGAAAACAGATTTAGTTTTAGTTTAAATGCATGTGCTAAAGATTATTTAGGTGAGATTAAAAATGAGACGTTTTTGAATGAAAAAGCCAAAGAATGGGGAATTGACCCAAAAGCTGACATGTGGAAGCTTCCTGCGGGCTACGTAGGCTTCTATGCTGAGCAAGATGCAGGGCTAACCTTACGTTTATGGGATAGGCTAAAAACAGAGATATCTAAGCAGTCCCTACACGATGTTTGGGAAATGGAGATGGAATTATTGCCTATTTTAATAGATACAAGGCGTAGAGGTATTAGAGTTGATGAAGATAAGGCTAGAGGTTTAAAAAAAGAATTTGTAGCTAAAGAAAAAATAATTTTACAGGATATTAAAAAACAAACTACATTAGATATAGACATCTGGGCTGCTCGATCGGTCGCTCAAGTGTTTGACAGAATAGGTGTCGAGTATCCACGGACAGCGAAAACTGATGAACCAAGCTTTACCCAAAACTGGTTAGTGAATTGTGATAACCCGATAGCGCAACTAATAAGAGAAGCAAGAGAAATAAATAAATTCCATTCAACATTCATAGACTCCATTCAACGTTATGTTCACAAAGGTAGAATTCATTCTGAAATAAATCAGTTACGATCTGACCAAGGTGGAACTGTGTCTGGACGTTTATCATATTCAAACCCAAACTTACAACAAATTCCTGCAAGGAACAAAGAGTTTGGTGACAAAATTAGAAGCTTGTTCTTACCTGAAGAAGGTAAACAATGGGGTAGTTTCGACTACTCACAACAGGAGCCTAGGCTTGTTGCTCACTACGCTGCATCTGTCAATGACCATTTTGAAGGTGCAGCGGAGTTCATTGAAGCTTATAAAAATGAGTCTGCTGACTTTCACCAGATTGTAGCTGATATGGCTGGTATCACTAGAACCCAAGCTAAAACAATTAACTTAGGTCTATTCTATGGTATGGGAAAGGCCAAACTAGGTAAAGAATTAGGTATCAATAAAGATAGAGCTGAAGCTCTACTTAGACAATATGGAGAAAGAGTTCCATTTGTTAAAAGATTAGCAACTGAAGTGACCAACAGTGCCTCTAAATATGGCTTTATTCGGACTATAGGGGGCCGTAAATGCCGATTTGACATGTGGGAGCCCGCTACCTTCGGAATGAACAAGGCCATGCAGTATGAGGAGGCTAAGGCCATATATGGAAATAACATCAGGAGGGCTTTTACTTATAAAGCTTTAAATAGATTGATTCAAGGATCTGCTGCAGATCAAACCAAACAAGCTATGATCGATTGCTATAAAGCAGGCTTTAAACCACTACTTCAAATTCATGATGAACTATGTTTTTCTATTGAAAAAGAATCAGATGTGGAAAATGTAAAACAGATAATGGAAAATGCAATTGATACACTCAAAGTACCATCAAAAGTAGATATTGCTTTAGGTCAATCTTGGGGTGAAGCCAAAGAATAATTAAAATTAATTACAATTCTGTTTAATAAATTTTTTTCTAAGAAGCCGCAGTGTAAAGTATCTTGATTAAATTCTAAAAATCTATTTTCTTTGTTTTGAATAAATTTAATTTCTTTATTTAAATTTAACATAGTACCAGATTCTCCAGAATTAAAATAAAATATTGCAGTTTTATTAATACCATGTTTATCTGTTGGAGGATCTTTATGCCATTCTGTTCTTAATGATTTAGGTACACTCATAACTAAATTTAATCTTACCTGTGAGAGCATATGTACATCTATATTTTTAAAAAGAGCCATGACAGGTTCAAACAATTCACTTCTAACTTCACCGTCTAAAAAAATAAGATGCGATAACCAATTAATATCAAAAAATTTATCTGTAGTTTTTTCTTGTAAATACCAAGGTACTTTATTACTAAAAATAATATTTTTTAATTTAATAAAAGATTTTTTTTCTAAAAAATTATCTGTTACTTTAAATTGAGACATTAATAGCCTAGGAATTTATATGAAAAATAAAATTTTACTAGTTTTTTAACTAGCTATGTCTAAAAGACCCTTTTTAGCGTCTTCAACACTCTGATCATTGATCTTAGTTCTAAGTTCTTTGATCTCTATATCCATCCACTTCATATCAGTAGTCACTCTACCCTGTGCTAACGCTTGTGTTGCCCACTTGGACTCCAACTGAAGTTTTTGCGATATCAACTTTTGTAGTGCCATCTCGGTCTACCTCCTCAAAGGTTAGAAGGAAAATGTTGGGATCATGGAAACCAGCACCTTCATTCTCTGTTACGTCTCCTGAGTCAACCTTCTTAACAAAACACTCAAGAGCGGCCTTATCGTTCTCAGCCTCAAGCATCTCATTAAGATATATATTTTTATAGTTTGCTTGGACGCGATATAGCTTCATAAGGTATTATATAGCAAAATGTGATGTTATTGCAACTGTATGCTTTAAGTACTGCTTATTTCTTTGCATTCAAATTTAAGAGCTAATTTTTGTTTATTTACAACGTTTTTATCTAATTTATCAAATGTTGACTGGACTAAATCATAACCTGCTTTGGAACATTCAGACCAACTGTTGTACACTTTTTGAGGGTGCATCATGTTTGGACACGTCTGTGTGACTACGCTACATAGATGTAAAATTAGTAAAAACTTCATAATATCCTATATTATCCTACCTTATTATTTACTTGCATATCCCATTAAAATGTTTATATATAAATTACATTAATACTAACAAAGAGGAGGCCATATGGCAACACAAGAGAACCAACCACTGGTGTTAAAAAACGAGTGGGAAGTAAAACAAAAAGATAAGTTTACATCAAGTGCACAAAACTTGACTGTAACTTTTAACAAGGCAACAGACGAGATTACTTTATTAGTGAACAACGAAGTTTACAAAAAGCTTAAAGTAAAAGATGCACTGAACGGTAGTGTAAAGTTTCACGATGCTGTTGGTACTTTAATTCAAAAATTCACAATGTGGGGTTTTGATGCAAAGTAAATCAGACTCACAAGTATTCAAGGATTGGAGTACGAAAGTAGATGAACTTTTATCACGGCTACCGAAAACTACAATCGGTGGTGAACCGTTAGAGTACCAAGACGATGAGTACCAAGACATGATGAGAAAATTGCAACAGTGTTCAATGAACTTTGAAGACATGCCAATTTATCCAATCAACGAAACCATTGCTAATAAACTTATACAAGATCAAATGAGGGGAGCCGATGAAAGACCTGATATTTAGTATGATGTTTATTGCATTACTAACCATTATTCCTGCAAAAGTATTATTATTTATTTTTGCATCACTGGGATATTTAATGTTCTATTAACCAAGGAGGAAAAATGAACAAAGCGATACATAATAAATTTTTTGAAACTACTGATTACAGTAAATTCAAAAAGACTAGAGGTAACAGA